CTAGGATAATAACTAAATGAATTCCATAGCTGAAGATGTTCGAGGCTTTGATCTCGAACTTGTCCATCACCCTCACCACGGCTAAATGATCTTTGAAAAAAAGCAGAGATAGGGAGTCTCCAATATATCGCACCATTTGTGAGTAAACAGTGAAACAATGGCGCACGGCCTGGAATGCTCGCAAGACCAATGACCACGCACTCTTCAGCTTCTCCTTTATGTTTTGTAAGGTCATATAAATATTCTCTCCTTATGTTACAATAAATTGGTGGTATGTTAGCGTTTAAGTAAGACATAATCAATCATAAATATCACCCCAAGTAGAGCCACTTTCATAGTCAACTTTATTTGGGATATCTAGTTCTACAGCATTTTCCATAATATTAATAATTTTTTTAGCGTGATTTTCTGACTCAACAGACAAATCTAATTCATCATGTATTTGAATATGAGCAATTATTCCCTGCTTATAAAGCTCTAACATAGATTTTTTTGTCATATCAGCAGCGGATCCTTGTATTAATTTATTTAAAGATTTATAAGTTTGTGCTCTCTTGATCCCTGGTCCGTGTTCTTGGAGTGCTTCTTCATGAGGCAATGCTCTATGCATTCCAAAACTATTAGGCTCCCATAAATGAAACCTGCATAATCTACCTAGCAACGTTCTTATCTGGCCACGTTCTTGAGCTCTATTTGATGCAGCGTTCATAAGTTGTTTAACAAATGGAACTTTAGCATGATATTGTTCAAATAACTCCGCAGCTTTTTCTTTAGATACACCTAGTTCTGCTTGTAGTTTAGTTTTTCCCATACCATAAAACAAACCAAGGTTAATTGTTTTAGCTTGTGATCTTGGAATATTTGCCATATCAGCTACGATTTGATGAAAGTCTGTATTACGATCTGTCTTATAAGAATCTACTACAGGATATACAGAGGGAAATTTATGTAGAGAAGCATAGTGTACAACAAGCCTTGGTTCTTGTTGTGAATAGTCAAAACAACCCCAAGTATGTTTTTCTTCTGGTAAGAATAAAGATCTAATCAAAGGACCTAAATCTTTATTTCTAGCAGGTAACTGCTGTAAATTTGGATTAGAATAAGAAAATCTACCGGTGACAGTTCCTCCTTGGTCAGATCGTATTTGATTTATCTCTGCATGAATACGACCATTATGTTCATAACGAATTATAGTGTCTATAAAAGTTGTATGAGCCTTATTTATTTCTCTTGCTTTAGCAATTTTTTTTACTATAGGGTGAGAATGTTCTTGTAAAAAATTTTTGGTAAAGGACGGGGCTGATGATTTTTCGGTTGTGTCGTAGTGTAAACCAAGTTTATCAAAAACTTTGGCTATTGATCTTGCAGCCCAAATCTGCACTTCTAGCCCTGTTTGTTCTTTTACTTCTTTTAGTAGGTTTAACTCTTGCAATGTTAGTTCTTGTTTCAATTTGTGTGCACGTTCTATATCTACTCTTACACCTTTGAATCGCATATCCACTAGACATGGAAATAAATCTGTTTCTAAATTAAATATAGATTCGATATCTTGATGAACTATTTCTTTTTTAAATATTTGCCAAAGTTCTAGTGTAAGTTCTGCATCCTTTTCAGCGTACGATCCAACTTCCATTGCAGGTAGTTTCCATAAATCTTCTTTTGGATCTAATCCTCTTGACTTTGCAGCTTCATTCAAAGCTGCCTCGCTTTTTCCATGTCCTAAATAATCCCAAGACAATTCGTTTAGTGAATATTTAAATCTATTTTCATCAATCAAAGATGCTGCGATCATAGTGTCTACAATTAAGCCATTGATTTTAATATTTAATTTCTTTATCCAACAGACGTCATACATAGCGTTGTGAAATATTTTAATTGAATCGGTTGCCATCGTATCTGCAAACCAAGATAAAACTTTTTTACGATCCATATTTGGCCCTGATCCGTGGGCTATGGGAAAATAAAAAGATCTACCAGGCACAGCAACGGCTATGCCCACGACATCTCCGTTACCTATAACAGAACCTGATCCTTTTGTTTTTAAATCAGGATCCCTAGTTTCTAAGTCGATCGCAATTTCGTCATATGATCTTAGATCAGGAAATTCCTCTGGCTCAACCCATTCTTTTTGTGCTTCAAATAAAGGCACTTTCATTTGTAATCCCTTTCAATAATCATTTGAATATAATGTATAGCTTTTAATAAATCTTTTTTCTTTCCTTTATCTTGGTGCCTACAAATATATTTAATTGCATTACCTTCTGCAAATAATATCTTATTTTTGTTTATAAATAAAGAGGGCTGTATTTCATATTTTTTATAATGTGCTCCTCCTATTTGTTTAAAAAAAACTTTATTCATAGCGGATAACCATACCTTTCCTTTTTAGATTTAAATAAATAAAGATTTTGCATAGATCTTGTTACCCCCACATACCAAACTCTATGTTCTTCATCTTGTTTGTTTATACTTCGAGAAGTAGATTCTCTTATTTTTCTTGCATTATCTAAAACTAAAATAACGTTTTCACATTCACCTCCTTTCGCAGCATGAATTGTTGAAACTTCTATTCTAGGTTCTTCAGATAATTTTTCTCCGTTAGATAACATACTTCTAATATAAAACTCTTCATTATGATCCATATTGATAAAAGCATCATACCATTTTATACTTCTATCAAAACCCAAATCCTCCATCTTTATATTTATTTTATCTTTAAATTTTTCTTCATCAAATGATTGTTCTAAATATTCATAAATGTCCTTAACATCTGCAATGGATATTTCTTTTCCTTCAGTTAAACATGTCCATTTTAAAATAGATTTATAAAGCTTGCTGTTAAAACTTTTTCCATACATATTTTTAAAATAAAGATTGTTTTGTTTTAATAAATTAGAAATTTCTATAGCTCTGTAAACAGTTCTAGTTAGGATCAACCATTTATTCTGTGCAATATTTAGATTATCAAAGTTAAATATATATTCTACTTTACCTAAAATAATATTTCCCTTGTTGTCTTTCTTTGAAAAATATGATTTTTCTTTTCGGTTCCCTTGAATCCTATCTAAAACAATATTTGAAATTTCTTGAACAGCTTTAGGTATACGTTCTGATTGTTGTAACACTTCTTCTATTGCAGGTTGATTGATAAATCTATCTACGTCTGCACCAGCCCATGCAAATATAGCTTGATCATCGTCCCCTGCAATAAATATGTCTTTAGATTTTTCTTTTAATATATCAAACATTTTCCATTGTATTGGGGATAAGTCTTGTGCCTCATCAATAAATACAACATCAAACGTTGGACATTTTTCTTTTTGATTAATAAATTGAGTTATCATATCTGTGTAATCAAATAAGTTATAAGATTTTTTGTAGTTTAAAAAATTTTCGTAAATATGATTTAAAACTTGAAAGTCTATATCTCTGCTCCATTCATTAGTATCATATTCATCTTCAATCGAAATATTTTTAATTCTAGCTTTATTAATTAATTTAAAATATTCGTTATCGCAATTAAGATAGCCGTTCTCATTTAAATCTAAATAATAGTTAACTCTTACACTTAATTCTTTTCCTATCTGTTCATAATGAACTGGCTGCATAACATTATCTTCACTCATTCCAAGAGTGTGAAAAGCTAAAGAATGTAAAGTTTGAAAAAATTTTACATCTGATTTTACATAGTTTTTATGTTTGTTTAAAAATCTTTCTTTTGCCTCCGAGGCAGCTTTTCTAGTAAAAGCAAAATATCCAATTTTATTCAATGAAACTCCTTTAGTTAAATAACTATTAACTTCATTTAACAATGTCATTGTTTTACCTGTTCCGGGAGGACCTAATATTTTTTTAATCATTAAAATACTTCTTTATTATCCTTTATTTTTAATATTTCTGTTTTAATTGTATCATTTAAAGACAAAGTCATTCCTTCTATGTTTAGATTTATTCTAATAACTTCTATTGCTTCAAAATTTGTTGTTTCATTATTTGTTTTAGGAAATCTTTTTTTGATTCCAAAATCTGCTTTATATCTTTCTTTTATTCTTTGAGCAGTTCTGGATTTATTTTCTTTCCACTCCTTATTCTTAAGGGTGTTAAAGAAGTTTGAAAATTTAAAATATACACATCCTTCTTCAATTAATACGGCTCCAGATTTAAATGATGCGTATGATTTAGCTCTTGGCCCATTTATATACTCCTCTAGATATTCATGTAATAACTCATTTGGAGTGGTTCCTTTTGGTGGTTCGTGTATTTCTACAGGGGGCAACAGTTTATCTAGAACACTTTCAAAATCATCTCCTTTTATTTTTGCCACGTACATATTTGCAGTTTTCATTATTAGAGCTCTTAATTCTTCCTGATCTTTTATTTGTTTAATATCTTTTGCTCGTACAGGTTTAGTCCCTTTATTTTCTGGAAGTTCAACGTTGAAAGTGTATTCAGGTTCTGGATAATTTATTTTTACTAGATTCGATAAAAGGGGAAACATTTTTTTTCTATCTGATGCGACCCCATATTTTCTTTTAAGACATTCTGCTTTCATACAAAAATTAACTATAGGCTCTTGAGTGCACATATATCCTTTAGAAGAATCTTTTCTCCAAGATCTAATTTTTTCTATAATCTTTTTTTCAGATGACCAGTCTCCTTCAATAACTCCATTAGAATCTTTTAAAAAATATTTTTGAGGTGCAGCCTTAACTATTTGTTGCCAGTTATCAGAATATTTTTTCTTAGCAAAAACCATATAGTTATATAAAAATCTATCTCTCCAATCGGATAATTTTGTTTTAGTCAAAATCTGTAAACAAGGAGGTCCATCTTCAAATTCTTCAGAACCTCCCTGTAAAACAGTTTTCACGAGGGTTAATGAAAACTCTTCTAATTCTTCTTTTGTTTTTTTGTTGTGATTAACTATTTTAATAAATTGTTCTAATGTGAACGATGATCCATCATAGTTTATAGCAACTCTTTGATCACCACTGAAATAAGGAAGATTAATATATTGTCCATTGGACCATTCATTCTTATCTTCATCAAAACCAAGTTCTGTTTGTTTAGGATATATTTCCGTGTTAGGTTTTAATTGCAAAGTAAACAATAAACTTTCTAAAAAATTTCTTAAAAATACAGCTTTTACTTTTGATTTTAAAAATAAATATAAATGTAAACCACCGCTTTTTGATTTAACTGGTATCAAGGGAAGACTGTTTTGTTTTATTAAATCTAAATATTTTTTATACGGAAAGTTATCGTAGCTATGTTGCGTATCATCAATATCAATAGCACCAAAACTAGCCATTCCATCATCATCACATGGTTGAATACCTATAGAGGTCTTTCCAGATAAATGATCCTTGTAATCTTCATTAGTTATTTCTTTAAAAGACCATCCATATCTATCTGGTTTTTTCTTACCAGTTTTCTCATCAATGGTGAACTTATCTAAATAGGCAATACCAAAATTTCTTTTTAAGCCGTTAAAAATTTCTGCAAATTCTTTCTGCATAAGCCCCTCTTGTGGGGCAAGCATAAACTTGCCCCTTGTTTTAATTAGAAATGAGCTTCTGAATTTTTTTCAGATACAGTAGACTCACCGTGTTTAACCTTTACATCACCTCTTGAAACACTTTCAGCAAAAGATTTAGCTTGTTGATATAAGGATGGATCTTGTACAGGTCCTATCTTACTAACCTCCCAACCAAACCAAGTGCCTTTATCATTTTGTTGTTGAACAGTTTTTAATTTATAAATGTGACTGAAAGATGCTGGTGTAAATAAACCATTTTTACCTTTCATCTTTATGCTTGCCATCATACTATTCCATTTTCTACTAATCTTTAATTGAGTAGACTTCATAGCAATCAGTGAAGTAGTTGGAGTTTGACCGCAAACAATTACAAAATGACTTGCAGTTTTTTCAATATAATTACCGTTAGGTAATCTATCTTTAAAAGAAGCATCTCTTTTTGTTTTAGTTAAAATATCACTAGATGATGGATGAATTCCAACTGGAGCTCCTGATCCTTCTCCTCTATCTTGCCATTCAATATACTCTAACTTATAATGACAAGGTAAAACATCTATTCCTTTTTCACCATCAAACAATTCTCCGGTCACAGAATTATAAATCATTCCAGGTTCTGAACCTTGAACGTATTTACCATCTCTCTTATTAACCTCTGGAGATAATTGCCCTAGTATTTTTAGAAAAGGTAATGCCAGATCATCATGACCCACATTACCAAGACCTTTATCTGCGTCAGCTTCGAATAAGCTTACAGCTAAAGCTCCCGCAGCTACTTTCTCAACTACTGCATTGGACTTTTTTATTCCTTGGTCCATTGTACTTTGTGCTTTGTTCATGTTTATTTCCTTACTATTTTTGTTCGACTCCCTGCGAACACGTTAAATAGATCAGAGGGCATATCTTTCCCAGATTCGATACGCTCTCTGACCAGTGCTTTGAGAGTCATGGGTTCAACCTTTAACTTCTGGGAGGGTTGATATCCATTCTCTACCGCAAGGTTCGCATAAGCGATTGCCTTGTTATCTTCGTTGCGTCCAAAGGAGACAGTGACCTCATTTTTAATAAGATCACCTAGACCGTTTTCACGAAGCCAGTTAAATGCTTCATCTTTCCTTTCTGGAGAAATAGAAGCACCGTAGACGGGTTTGACTTCTACTGCCGTACCGTCTGCTAATTTCAAAGTTGAGATATTCATTTCAGTCATCATGGTTGGAATAACTTCACCAGATAAAAGATCTATCTCTTGTTTTATTTTTTTTAACTCTTCTTCTTTTTGCAAAAATTTATCTTCAAGTGATCTTAATTTTACAACTTGATCTGATAAAACTTTTGCATCATTAATTTGATTAAATGATTCTGTTTGATCTTGTTCAAAGTTTATAGATGGCATAGTCTTTCATTTCCTTTCTGTAGTGTTTAAGTTTATCATATACTCTCTTTCTATTTCTTTTTATTAGATATAAATGATACTCTGATTTAATAATTCTGTCAAGATCTAGGATAATATAATATATATCTATGATCTTATCTAAAATAGACATTTGTTGACGAAACAACTTATACTCTAATTGTGTCTTTTTCATGTTAATCATGAAACGTCTATTCACTTTTAAATTTCCTTTTATACTTTCTACAATTGTTTTTGCTGTATAATATTTATTTCTTTCTTTCCAAAGGTTTTTATCCTCCATCAATTGCACCTTTCTCATGTAAATTAATCTCTATCGGGTAATAAATTTTTTCTTGTCTATCCCATTTTAATAAATTAAACTTACCGTTGGTAATATCTGCAGCTATAGAACAGGCCACTCCAATTATTGCAGGGTCACCTGTAAGTAGTAAATAATCTTTTTCAGTATAATCTTTTAATAAAGATCTTAACATAGCAACCAAAGGCCCTGGACTTAATATCATTTGAGAATATTCAGGTAGTAAAGTTTTTAATTTACCATATTTTTGAGCTCCCAAAATATTAAACTTTGGTTGACCTATAGTTGTACCAGGTAATTCTTGTATGATGTAAACTGTATTTTGCATGCTTTCGTATTTGACAAATTATAATCAAACGTGTTATAATACTTTTTTATAGAAAGATAAAGTATTAAATAGATGAATTATAAATTTAAAACAAAACCATACGCACATCAAATAACTGCGTTAGAAAAATCATGGAATAAAGAGGTTTTTGCATACTTTATGGAAATGGGGACTGGTAAATCAAAAGTTCTTATTGATAATATTGCAATGCTTTATGATAAGGGAAAAATTGACGGAGCATTAATAATAGCACCAAAGGGAGTATATCAAACTTGGTTTGACATTGAAATACCTACCCATATGCCAAAACATATAGAGAAAAAAATGGTCCTATGGAAATCTTCTTTTATGAAAGAAAATAAAATAGTTTCAAAAGAAGTTGAACCCCTATTTGAGTCAAGTTATGAACTTCATGTGCTTGTTATGAATGTAGAGGCTTTGTCTACAAAAAATGGAGTAACCTTTGTTGAAAAATTTTTAAGTTGTCATAAAACTTTAATGGCAATAGATGAATCAACGACTATAAAAAATCCAGATGCTATTAGAACAAAGTCTATAGTTAACTTAGGGAGGCAAGCTAAATATAGAAGAATATTAACAGGATCTCCTATTACTAAATCTCCATTAGATTTATATAAACAATGCGAGTTCCTTGATCCTTATTTATTGGATTACTCTTCTTATTACGCATTTAGAACTCGTTATGCTGTATTAAAAACGGCTAACTTTGGCGGAAGATCAGTGCAAATAGTTATTGGTTATCGTAATCTTGATGAACTATCTAAAAAATTAGAACCTTTTTCATATAGAATTTTAAAAGAAGACTGTCTAGATCTACCAGATTATGTTTATACAAAAAGAATTATTCAACTGTCTACAGAACAGAAAAAAATTTATACTTCAATGAAGCAACTGGCTTTAGCCTCTATGGATAACAAAATAATGACTACAGCTACTGCATTAGTTCAATTAATGAGACTACATCAAATAACTTGTGGTCATTTTACAGCAGACGATGGTTCTATAAAAGAAATTAAAAATGAAAGAATTGATGCTTTAATGGATATATTAAGAGAAGTTGAAAACAAAGCTATTATATGGGCACATTATAGACATGACATAGGGACCATTGTTAAATCTATAGAAAAAGAATTTGGTAAAGACTCGTATGTTACTTATTATGGAGACACACCTCAAAACGAAAGACAAAACAATATTAAATTATTACAAGATCCAAATAGCAAAGTTAAATTTTTAGTTGGAACTCCTCAAACTGGTGGTTATGGAATAACTTTAACAGAAGCTAATGTTATGATTTATTATTCTAACGGATATGATTTAGAAAAAAGAACTCAATCTGAAGCTAGAATAAATAGACATGGTCAAAGTAGAAAAATGACTTATGTAGATATTATTGCGGAGAACACTGTTGATGAAAAAATCGTAAGCGCCCTCCGCAAAAAAATTGATATAGCTTCCCAAATAATGGGAGAAGAATTAAAAAGTTGGATATAACTATTTAATATCTATTTTTACACCTTCAATATCTTTTGGCTCATTCAAACCAAATTTAATTGTAAGGATACCATCTTTCATTTCCGCTTCATCTATTACAGTATCTGTTGGAAATGAAAATTGTCTATAAAATTTTCGTAAAGCCAAACCTCTTAAAACATATTCAATGTTCTTCTTGTCTTTGACTTCACCTTGTACTGTTAGAATACCATCTTTAAGTTCTACAATAATGTTTTCCTTATTGTATCCTGCAAGACCTAGTTCTAAACCGTACTTACCTTTTGCATATTTTACCACATTGTAAAAAGGAAAAGTTTTTACTTTTGACCAATTATCTAAAAAACCATCAAATATGTCATCAAACATTTGTGTAGTATTATTAAATAACTGTTTATTGAAAGAATTAAATAACGATAGCTCGTTCATAATTATCTCCTATTGTTAGCAAGTTAATTAGGCCAGCTTTAGTGCTGCGCCATATATATTATATAATAACTAAGAAGCTATTTTCAAGCGATGATATTCAATTATTTCTTTCTCTCTATCAAGGAATTTGTAGCTTATTTTTGTGCAATTAAAGTCTTCTTTTATCTTTTCACATATATTCATTTCATTAAATTCTCCACAGCTGTATACGTCAAACTGTATTATGGCGGGGTCAGGTTCATCCCAGACGTGCATTACAATATGTGACGTTTCTATTATTGCTGCACCAGTTATTCCTCTGTTTCCTTTCATATTACAGTATTTAATATATGGACCCATCATTACTTTCATACCTATATCCTTTATAAATTTTTTAAACCACCACCGCAAATAATCTTCTTCCATTGGAGGATTGTGTGCTTCTGCTCTTACGATTAAATGTCTATGAACTAAAACTTTATTATCCATTCTTTTGCTCATATAGTCGTTGTTAACAGTATGTCAACAAATTATTTTAATAAATCTGTAGCTGTTAATAAAATGGCAATGATCGATCCCATGCCTCCAATCAAGGCCCACATAATATGATTTAATTTTTTTTCTGTGCAATCATGTTTTCTTTCGTTCTCATCAAGACGTTCGTGTAGATTAGTTAATTCTTTTTTTAAACCAGTAAGATAACCATAAATAGATATTATATGTTCTCCGGTTGTTTTAGGTTGTTTTCCACTCCCGTTTGGCATTATACTATTCCTTGTCTGCGTTGTTGAATTAAAGCATAATCTGGACCCAATATTCCTGCATCAGCTAGAAATCTTTGACCTAAAGTTGGAGCTTGAGCAACAACTGTGGGCTGTTGATTAGGAGTGTAACTTATGTTTGTAGGTAATCTAACAGGAACAGTGGTCTGCTTTTCAGTAATTGGTATTAATCTTTCAGTTGGCTCCCTTCTAAAAGTTTTTACCCTAGGAGATAATAAATTTTCAATATAATTATCAAATTCATCAATTGGAGTATCTAACCTAACTCTTTCCAATCGTTCATATAAATTATCAAATATGCTTTGAAGGGCATCATTTTGTCTTTTTACTATACTTGCACCAATAGGATCTTCTTTTTTAATTCTTTCATTTAAAGATTCAAAAGCATCTTTACTATATAAGGGAACTTTCAATCTACCATTTAATAAAGTATCTGTTTCTGTTTTAGTTAAACGATCCTCTAATAAATTAGATAGTCTACTTTTCGAAATACCTAAATTTATAGCATCATTTAATGTATTATACATATTTTTTTGTGATTTAAATGACTCCATTAAATATGTTTTATAAGAAGCTAATTTTGATTCAGGTGAAGATGCTGCACTATAAGCATCCTTTGCAAATTTGCTTCTAATATTTTTTTTATCATTGTTGAAAGAAGTAATTATAAAAGGCATACTAGCTAAGGGTTTTGCTTCATCAAGTCTTACACCTGATAATAATGCAGTAAACTCTGCTGTGCCATCTCTTCTTGTTCCGTAATCAGTAAATTTACCTGTGGCTCCTTCCCAAACTCTTTGAGCCGATGTAACAGCTCCAGGAGTTAGTCCTCCTAAGATATGATTTAAACTTTTAGCTATTCTCACGCTTCCATTATCTTGTGGATAGTAAATTGTTTTTCCGTCTTGTGTTTTGCCACCTCTTAAAGTTACGTCTACAGCTGTTTCAGTGCCAATAGATTCTGTAACAAACGGAGATATAAACTCTGTTATAGCTCCTTTTCTTCCTTCGCCGCCTAATATTCCTCCAAATAAAGAATTCATAACAATCGTATCCACACTATCTTTATTTAGACTTCCATCTGAAAAAGAATTTAAAATAGCATTAACCGATGTAACTAAAGAATCATATGGATTAGAATAAGAAAAATTATAATATTTAAAATTACCATTGGAGTCTGGTGCACTTACTGGAATTAAAGTTGAATTTTTTTGATATTGTGGAGCAAAAGACCTTTGAAAAGAATCCATTTGATCTTCACTAACTCCAGTCATATATTGTGCAGTTTTTTGAGCAACAGTTCCTATGCCACCTAATACAGTTGTAACACCAACTAATCTTCTTGCTCCCATTTGTCTTATAAAAGGATTTGTGCTTGTAAGTTCTCTTGCTCCAATAGAAATTATATTAGATGTAGTTCTTAAAATTTCAGCTGGAAAAGCTATAAAATTTCCTAAAGGAAGATTTCTTATATTTTCTATAATCTTTGGAACTTTACTATAAGTTGGAACTGTATTAACAGTTAAATAAGAAGAGATATCTTCCAATGCCTCTGTTACTGTTTTTCTTTGTCCTGTTATAGAATTAATAGGATTAAATTCTTCTTTAGCAACTGTTTTATACCAATCTTTAATGTTATTAAAAAATTTAGTTTCCAATACTTCTTTTTTAGATCCATTAGCCATTTTAATTATATCATCTGGATTACCAAAAGCGGTTCTTAAGGCACCTTGATATGCTGTATCCGTATATATTTTCCATACGTTATCGGCCCCTTGATAAACGTCTGTAAGTTTTTTCATGACAGGGGTATTCATTAATTTATTAAAACTTATTTTACCGTCTTTAGCTTTATCTAAAACTCTTTTCATTTCTTGTATTTGAACGTTTTGATCTATTACTCCTCTTTCAATCAAACGTTCTACTCTACCAATTTTTTCTAAATCTGTTTTGGCTCCTGCAAATATATCTTCTGCAACTAATTTAAAACCATCTCTAAAACTAATATTTTGTCCAATTAATCCATTAGCCAAAGGAAACACACTTGCTGTTGTAAAATTTCTAATTTGAGTAACAGGAGATAATATTGTTTTAGCTATTTGAGCTCCTGCTTTTAATCCCATAAAAGATTTATAAAAAGGTATATTATATAAACTTGCCGTAATTTCTTTTGCACCAATTAATGCATCAGCTATTTCTGGTGCCGCAAAATACTGTCCATTAAACAGTTCACTTGTTGTAGCAAGTTCAGATAAATCTAATGCTTTTGTTTCTCTACTTGCTATGTTTTTTAAATTATTAAACAATCTAGGATTGTTTAATAATCCTTTTCTTATTAAATCTTCCTTAGTAAATATAAATCCTGGTTTGTTAAAAGAGTCTTTACCTTTTTCTAAAAACGTATCAAAAGCTCTTCTTCCATATATTTGTTTTGATTGTTCAATAACTGTATCTACAGCAGCATTAACAAAATCTGTAGTTTCAATATCTTTAGTTATTATTTTACCAGTTATAGGATCTTTTATTTTTGCACCTAATGCTGCATCTTCAATACTAAATAATTTTCGTATGACATCAGGAAGTTCTTGACCTTCTTTAACTGCTTCTTTTCCAAGGACTCTTTCAGATATACCTTTAAAAATAGTTGATGGATTTCTATTTGATTGAATAGCTAAAGATTTAATTTCTAACATTTCATTTTTAGCAAGTTTATTTATATTTTTTTCTAAAGTGTTTTTAAAGATATCTTGCGTAGGTCTTACTTTTTCTCCTAATTGTTTTTGAGTCATAGAAATTGCTTGATCTCTAAGAACTCCTGTTTCATATCTTTTTTTAAAAAATTCAACAGCTTTTGTTTCTAGTAATGGATTGTATTTAAATCTTTCATTGTTGAAAGCTGCCAGTCTTTGATTAACATAAGTATTATAATCTAAAGCTTGAGCTCCTTTAAAATCAATATCTTTTATAAATTTGTTATATCTTTCTTGTGAAGATATTACTAATTTATCTAACTTAATTACATCTCCTCTAACCTTTTCGTTAATGGTGTTTAATATTTCTTTTTTTGTAGTATTATCCGTTGCTTTAATATAATCATTTATTTTATTAGATTCATGTTGAATTATTAATTTAGATTCTCCCTTATCAAATAAATTAATTTTAAAATTATTTACAATATCTTTATAATTATTTTCTAAATTAGTTGCTATGTTAACTAAAGTTTTTTGTTCAGAAGCAAGTTTATTATTAAAATCAATTTGTATTTGTTTTATTTCAGATCTTACTGGTCCAGGACTTGTAAACTGATCCTTTATTCTTGTTAAACCTCTTTTAACCTCACTAATAAAACCACCTTCAGTTGGTATATATCTCCAATCTGAATCATCCACTCCAATTTTTTTAAGTCCCTTATCTATTAATCCACCTTCACTTAATATTGAATTAAATGTTTTTTGTATTAAACTATTGTCTCCTTTACCAACTAATGTTTCTATTCCTTTTTGAACTGGATAATTAATTGCTCTTAGTACTTGACCTCCAACATAAGTCACTGGTTTTGTTGCCATTAGTCCATATTTAAATCCTAATGTACCAGCAACAGGTAATAAAGTTACACCTGCTCCTATGGCAGTTCCTTCTGCTCCAAATTTAAATTTAGATTTTATAATTTCTGACGCTTTTTCTTTACCTTCTAATCCTTCTAAATCCGATTTTTCTACTAATCCTAATTCTTCAGATATGGTAGAAATAGTCCCTGGAGTAGAAACAGCAAAGTCCGTAATGCCGCCAATTGTTCCAAAATAACCAGCACGTTTAATTAATTCGACTCCTTTAGCAGGAGCACTTAAAGAAGAAAGTTTAGTCATTTGACTAACATTCTTTAATTTAGAAATACCACCTGCAATTTTTAAAGCAGCGCCTGCTGGAACACCGAATTGAGTTAAAACAGAAGTTATATCTCCAATCGCTGTTTTTGTATCTGGAGTTATTTTTTCAAATAAATTTTCTATATTAGATAATAAATTTGTGTCTGCTAAATAATCAATAGGTAAGGCACCTAGTTGCAATAAACCCTGAATAGCTTGGCTTCCACCTTTAATAACACCTTTTGGTAGATCAAGAATATAATCACCTAAAGTTACATCACTTCCACGTGCGATGGCTAATTCATCCTCTTGAAAAAGTCCTTTTAAACCTTCTAAAGCCATAATTACTTCTAACCAGTCTCTGGAGGAATAATTAAGTTAACCCCATATTTAATATTGAATTTACTTACATCACTTTGAGTTCTAATATATGCAAAATCTTGTAAAGCTTCTTCACTATTAGATAATAACATAACAATATCGTTTGTAATTTCTTTCGGTAATCTATCTCTTAATTGTGTGTAAGATAATTTTTCAACGGGTTTTTCAACTACGGTAGCATCTTGCGGACTATTTGATCCAAAAGAAATAGTAGAAGCAATTAATTTATTGTCTTCTACTTCTTCAATATCTCCGCCAACAGCTTTCATTACTCTTCCGCCAGAAGCAAGGTTCATAAGCTGTGGATATACAAGTCCAAATCCTTTAAATCCTCTAAGAGTATCTAATTGTGAGTTTAAATCTAATAATTCTCTATCAATAACTTTAGTATCTTTTTTAGCTGCTAAAGCATCTTCTTTTCTTCTTTGAGCATTTTTTATATTATCAACTAATTTATTAATTCTTTGATAAATATCAGTCGAAGTCAATGCTTGTACACTTTGAGCAGTAACAGGATCTAATTTAATATTTTGTGTTAAGAGTTCACCATAAACTTCTTCAGTGTTTCTTCCGGTTGCAGCAGCTTGTTTTTCAGCTTGTGCTCTTAAAATTTTTAAACCTTCTGGTAAAGTGCCAGCTCTAATTTGTTGTTGTTCTTTTTCTTTTCCGGCTTTATAAGCTGATAAAATTATATCTTTTTCTAAAGACTCTTCTTGTTTCATCCTAGGTAAAATAAGATCAATAGCTGCATCAACTTTATCTGATATAGTTCCTTTCTTTTTTAAAGCTTTACTTAATGCCAAAAAACCTTGAGCTTTTTTAGAATCTTTATTTTTTAATAAATTTTTTAATTCTTCGGATTCTCTTCTTATTTCATCTGAAAGATTAAAACCAGGTGTTTTAGTTTCTTCATACCTTGGATTTTTAATTGCCACTTTATTAGATGGGGTTGAAGTAATTATATTTTCTGTTCTAATATCTTCGCTTGGTCCATACGACATTATTTTTTCTTCTGTTGCTCGTGCGTCTCTTAATCCTCTTTCAATTCTAGCTCTATCAGCGGCTGAAAGTTGAGTGGAAAGTCCTCTTTCTCTTAATTTTTTTTGAGCATCACTTTCTAAAAAACCATATCCTCTTTGTATCTCTGGAGTTTTGTATCCACGTAATTCTCTATCAGCTAACTGAAGTTGTCTGTTTTCTAATTGTAACTGTCTTTGTTCTTCATCAAATTTTTGTCTAGCTTGTCTTAGTAAATTTAAACCACTATTTTCATCTTGAGTTGACATAAAACCAACTTTAGGAACTACAGAAGGAGCAAATCTTGTAAATGGATCATAACCTTCATTAGCCATAATTCTTCCTCCATTAAAATATTGTGATCTAGGTTCAACATGAGACATGATCCCTGTTCCTTGATTTGCTTGACCACCTAACTTAAACATTGGTCTTTTAAATACGTTATACATAACTATCTATTAAAATAACTAGCCAAACCAAAAGCACCAGCTCCCGCACTTAATGCTTGAGATAAAGGACTAACTTGTTGTTCAGGAATACTAGTTTGTCTAAATCCAGGTTGAGGATATCCAGCTAATAATCCTCTTATACCAGATCCAAGGGTTTCTAATCTTGTAAATGGTTCTTGAAAAGCAAATTGTGCAGCTTGTCGTTGAGCATCTAATACTGCTTGTTGATAAGCTAAATTTTGTGTTCCAACTTGACCTAATTGTTGAATTTGTTGTCCAGCTAACGATGGCTGTAATGTTGCTAGCTGTCCTTGTTGACCAAAAGCTTGGCCAGCTAAAATGTTAGCTTGTTGAAAACCTTGTTGTCGAAGTTGAGCTTCTAAAGCTGCTCTATCTTGTAAAGTTTGAGCACCAAATTCTGCTCTTTGAACTCCTTCTCTTGCTCCTCCAAAAGCTCCTCCTGCGATTGCATTTGCAGCAAGTGCATTTTCTTGTATTTGCCTTTGTCTATCAAACTCTGCAAGAGTAGTTGAAATAACATCTTGTTGATAAGGAGACATAAATTGTTGATATGCTTGTGGCCCTGAATATGCAGCAGCTTGATTTAAAAATGGTTGAAATCCTGCAACACCAGTTCCTGCTCCTACTCCAGTCACTGCACCTGTTGTA